TGTCAAGCACTGGCACGATTGCAAGCATCGCCATCCTAAACCCTGGCAGCGGTTACACGTCCGCGCCGACCGTCACAGTTCAAGCGGCGAGCGGCGGCGGCACTAGCTCAACGGGATGGACTGCAACACTCACGGCGGGCCAAGTCTCGGCCATTGCATTCGGCACCGCTGGCAATTACCGGCCCACGCTCGCTTTTACCGGCGGCGGCGGGTCTGGCGCAACTGCGACCTGCACGGTGGATTCTACGGGCGGAATTGACGCCGTAACAATCACCGCGGGCGGGTCTGCCTACACAATCGAGCCGACCTTGACTATTACGGCGAAAATTACCGGCTCAACCGCCGCTGACCTAATCATCCACCTCGGCACCGAAACCGCCAAGTGCGCGGTCTGGGACGGCACCACGCTAGGCGGCAAATGGGTGAAGCGCGAAGTCGTTGATGCAGGCCACGCACTCACCTCCATCGAGGTTGTTCACGGCGGAAACTACCTGCCCACCGTCTCTTTTTCTGGCGGCAGCGGCACCGGAGCAACTGCGACAGTCACCGGATTCTCAGCAGATGGCAAAGTAACCGCAGTAACGGTTGGCGCAGGCGGCACAGGTTACACCTCCGCACCCACCGTCACGATAACAGGGCGCAACGGCGGATCAGGTGCAACTGCTACGGCTACGGTTTCGGGTGGCGCAGTCACAGGAATCACTGTTGTTTTGCAGGGTGATTATTTGCCCACGTTATCCATCACGGGTGGAAGCGGCGCAGGAGCAACTGCAACGGTCGCACTCAATTCTTCGGGCGCAATCAGCGGGGTGACATTGACCGCCGCTGGCTCGGGTTTCAAAACCAACCCCACGCTCACGCTTTCTTACTACGGCACCGAGACCATTCTTCTCGCCGCACACTTTGGCACCGAGACCGAATATGCTGACAACGCTCAGCCAGCAGGCACAACTCCGCTCGGTTACGTCGATGGTGTAGTTCGCACCTATCCACTCATCGGCAGCACCGGAACCGCACCGTGGAAATACTACGAACTAGCCGTTCCCGCGACTGACGGCACTACGCTAGTCGCTAACGTCCGCACCGTTTGCGACGGCACCGCTTGCCCATGATCCCCACCGGAGTAATTCAAGTCCGCCGAGACATCTGCAAGGATTGCCCAACGCCCTGCAACCCGCGTCCAGATCCAGCAGATCAATGCTCAAGCTGCGGCATCAACCGTTGGAGCACTTGGGGCCAATGCACACCCGAGGCAGTCGCTGCCGCGCCCATGCGCGGCCTGGGCGACCTTGTGGCCAAGTTCGCCGAGCCCATCGGCAAGATCATCGGCCTCGACAAATCAAAGTGTGGCTGCGCCAAGCGGCAGGATGCGATGAATCGGTTGCTGCCCTTTACACTGCCTCAGGATTTCTGACCGCAAACACCGCCCGGCCTTGTTCATAACGCTCGGCTGCGTTGCTCGCCTTGTATGTCGCATCCATCGGCACCGAAGAGTCAAAGTAAGGGTGGACGTGGCGGAACTTCAGCCGCTCACGGGCGTCGATCACCACGCCATCCCGCCACGCTCGGTGCGAGAACTCGTTGTCGGAATACACCGACAGATACTCAGGCGAGAACAGCGTGCCGCCTTCCTGCCGCTCTAGGCGGGCGCGGGTCAAGATGGCCATGCAGAGCAACGAGTCGGTGCGGTTGCCGTCGCTGACGGCCAGCACCGCAGATCGCGAGGTGTCGCCGATCTCGGCGAGGATTGCAGCGTCCCAGCCGTAGGAGGGAATCCAGTCGTCGGAGAGTTGCACCAGCACATCCCCAACCGCGACCTTCGCCGCTGCGTTCCATGCCCGCACGCACGAGCCGGGCTCGACCACCACATGGGAGAACTGCTTTGCCAGTTCTACGCTTGACGCATCGTCGGAATCCACCGCGAGGATATGCTCCACCGCGGCAGGATTTGCCGCCATGCCAAGCCAACGTTCGCGGCACTCCCACGCCGCCTGAGCCCGCCCTCGCGTGGCATGGAGCAGCGAGATCCGCACGCCCTCCCGCTTCTCCGGCTCGCGGCCATTGAGCCGGGCAATGCGCTCGGCTAGATCCAGCCCCGCCCACCCATACCACTTCGCCTCGTAAGACCAAGGCCGGCGGTGGGCCGGTGGCTCAGGCAGCGCGAGCATCGCCTGCACGCAGTCCGCCGCCCGCTGGTGGTTGCCGAGCTCAAGGTTAGCCGCAATCAGCGCAGCCAGCGGTTCGCGCAGGTGCGGGTTCTCGGCAAAAGCCTGACCAAGCCAAGGCAGCGATTGCTGCGGCGTCTCGGCCATGCGGCCAAGGTTCATCAAGATCTCAAACCGAAACGAATCGTGGAGGTTCGGCATCAAGAGCGCGATCTCGCCAAACTCCCGCGCCTTGGCTTTTGACTTCGCGTAATAGTGCTCTTGGTGAACGTAGAAAAGCTGGCTGGCGGCATCGCGCAGCTGGTTGCTCAAGATGCGGAGGTTGCGCGCGTGGCTCATCGGCTTTTCCGCCACCGGCGCGTGGCGCCAGACCGGCGTTGCGAAATTATGCCGGCGGTCAGTCGGCTCGCAGCAGAAGTTCTCATGCACCGCATAAACCCAGCGCCGCCCTGCATCCCAGATCCTGCGCGAGATTAACCGCTCCCGCATCGGCGACTTGTTTGTCCCCGGCACGTCGTAAGGGAACAGCAGGAGATCGGCGTCGGTGTTATCCACGCAGGCCCGCACGCCCTCGATGCCTACTGCTACGTCGTCGGCGTCGCACCACATCAACCATTCGCCGCTGGCCTGCGCAAAGCTGGCGTTACGCGCCGCGGCAAAGGAGTCCACGTGGTCCCAGTCCGCCGCTCTGGGTCCGTTTTTATATTCAGAAAACACGAACTTCTTTCCATTCGCCGCGCACCAGTCCGCCGCGGTCGCTGCGGTGTCATCGGCTGCGCGGTTTCCGCAGGCCCGCACCAGCGAGAGCTGGTTGAAGGCTGGGCCGAAAGAGTTAAGGCAGGCGAGGATATGCGCCGCCTCGTTGCCGACGATCATGCAGAGGGAGATTTGGGACATATCCGCCCCCGCCCGTAAAGTTTTACGAACCGCCCTTTTTAATATGGCGATGGCAAACCCTTTTATCGGTCTCGATTCGGCGACGCTCACCACGCTGAAAACGCAGGCCGTCGCCTGCTTGTCTGCCATCCTCACCAACCAGAGCTACTCCCTCAACGGGCGCAGCCTCACACGCGCCAATCTTAACGAGGTAAAGGACATGGTGGGCCAGCTCCAGGCCGCGCTCGACATCTCTAGCGGCACGACCGCCGAGACGACCTTCGTGAGTTTTAACAGCCCGAACACCTGGTAACCATGGAACGTCCCGACATCGCCAGCCTCGTGCAGAATCAGAACGCTTTCGAGCGCGCTCTCGGTGCCATTGCACCGGGCTGGGCGACGCAGCGTCTGCGCTCCCGCATCGAGAAGCACCTCTTTGAGTATCAGGCCGCGCAGGCCAACCGCCTCTTTAATCCTCGCACCAACGAGGCACCGAGCGAAAGCCCCAAGACCATTCGCGAGCGCAAGGTGATGATGTTTGAGGCCCGCGACCTAATCGCCAATTTCTCCGCCATCGCTGGCGTTCCTGAGAAGTTCGCGCTCAACTGCACGCCCAACGAGTGGAGCCCTGCCACTGGTGACCGCGACTACGACCGCGCTATCGCCGACTACTTCCACGCCTGGTGCAAAAAAGCCGATGTCACCGGTCGCCACAGCTTCCGCCAGCTGATCGGCATGGCGCTGCAAATGCGCCCCGTGGACGGCGACTGCGGCTTCGCCCTTCGCAAGACCGCCGACGGCCTTCGTCTCCAACTCGTCCCCGCCGACCTAATCGGCAACCCCGCCGAGATCTCAAACTTCGACAAATACATCGACGGCATCGTGGTCGATGATTTTGGAAAGCCTGTCGCCTACCGAGTGTTCCAGCGCGACCGCAACGGATCCTACTCAAACCCTGAGGACG